TAAATACTTCCTCCGGCTTCCCAATCCACTGCTGTGATCGTTGCCGCCGCTGGTAGCATTGCTGCCGCCGTCTGTGCCATCGTTTTTACGGCCCTGATTCCTGCGGCCCTGCCCCATTTTTTCCAATCTCTCATATTCTTTTCTCCTTATTTTAAATATTGTGCTATTAACAAAAGAAGCCCTGTAGCCAACGCCCCCGCTATTGTTCCAATGATTGTGTTAAAAGCGGTACGTGTTGCGTTATTCCACTTTTGTGCCGGCTCCTGCTCAAGTATGTCTACCTTGTCTTTTAGCGTGTTTACGCTCTCGCTCGTTGATTTCATCTGTTCGCATAATACAACCATACTTTTCGACATTGTGTGAATCTCAACAGCAATTTGCTCGAGATCATTTATCCTATGTTGATTGCTTTTGCTCCGCTCTTCTACCTTAGTAAGCCTTTGCTCATGTTCTAAATCCATGTGTTCTCCTAATTTAAAAAAGAGCCAAAGGCTCTGTTAATAAGTTGCAAAATAAAAAGGCCCTGCGGCCTTACTTCTGTTCTGGTGTCTCTGCCGTCTCTGTTGCTCTTGCATCCTGAGCAGCATAAAACTGCTCCGTGAACTCTGCAATCTCCTGCCGCACGCTGCCTTTGTTTGCCTCGTATAACTTGCTATCCTGGATATTCTGTGTAATGTTATCCCCGTCTCCGTCTTCTGCTACCGTGGCATTTAGATAAACCACGGTGCGGTCAGAGTCCTTGACCTTAATTTCCCCAGTGAGGGTGATTGATCTTTTAATTTCTAACATCTTATCTCCTTTCTTATTTTGCTATATACATAATGTTGATTGGTAACCATACATTTTCTGGGAGGGTCGAAGGATATGTGTTTCCTTCTCTATATCTACCGATTTTAATTGTTCCATCTGGGCTAACTTGGGTCATAAAAATTGCTTTCCCGCTGCCTTGGTGAATAGTAACAACTCCGTTTTTAGGTCTATAATTTTCTGGAAGTGTCATGCCCTGAAGTAGAAGCGATGCTTCTTCTCCATTATCTATCACGGTTTTATTTCCCACCAAACTTTTTGTCGTAAGAGTTCCCACAATATTTACAATTTTCCCAACATTACGAATTACAAGCCCTGAACCACTGCTATATTCTGCGAAAGCCAGCATATTTACACCTAAACCTTTCCATCCAGTATCAGTTTCTAAGTTCGCAATCCTGTTATCGGTTGTAGTTTTATAGCTATTTACCTCGTTTTTAAAAGTTGTTAGCTGTACATTCGTATTGGAGATATTTTCTCGGTTGCTCAATATAGCAGATTGATTTGCAGTTACACTATCATCAAGCCCTGAAATTCTTACTAATAATTCTTCATTATCTTGATACTGCTTCTGATCTGCAGTATCAAGACGTTCTTTCAGATTTGTATAGACGGTACCACTTTCGTTTTGCCTCGCATCAACAACCTCCGCAAGAGAAGGATTCGCCTGTGACATTTCGTCTAATAGTCGATCATATTTTTCGTCAAGTGCATCCTGTTTTGCTGTATATGTGTCTATGACTGCTTGCTTCGCCTCCATGTCGGCCTTACTCTCCTTATTTATTGCATCTATTCCATCGTGGATACTCTGTCTTACATCCTTTCCGAATACCGCCTGTAAAATATTCTGTAATGCTTCTTGTATTGTCATAACTGCTCCTTTCTATTAATTAGTCCTTTTCCACATATATACGGTGATGTACGGCTGTAAATTTCCGGAATCACCACCGCCTGCGGAAGTTGTATTCCCGCTGTTTCCGCCTGTGTTTCCACTATTTCCTCCCGTGGTACATGTCCCGGAAGAGTTCATGGTATGCGTATGGTTGCCTGTTGTGTTTGACTTGTATGATGTACTGCCGCTTTCAAAATTGTTCGGCTTATTGTAAGACGTTCCTTTTTGTACAGCATCTTTGTTAATTCCGAGATAATGATAATGATTTCCAGCCCCCTGCATCGTATGAACATGATTCGGAACAGTATGTGTATGGTTATTTAGGCTATGCACATGATTATTCATCCCATGTGCATGGCTTTGCAATTCCTTATGCCCACCTGATTTCTCCACGGCATTAAACTCTCCTTGCCCGGTATCTACTCCCACGATTGTTTTTCCAGTAGCGAATGATACCCAGCTGCCGCCAAAGAACGTTCCGGGATTAACATTTTTTACAGAGATGTAGATACTGTCCACGGGCCACAGTTTGTTCGTCACTGCGTCCATTTCCACCTTCACCTGCTGCGCAGTGTTTGCGGCGTTGTTTGCTGTGTTTACAGCGGTGTTCACGCTCCCGGCCATCCCCTGCACGATATTTGTCAGGTTAGATGTACCTGCCACCTTATCGGTCAGGCTACTGATCGTCCGGCCCAGCACAATCTTGTTATTGGCCGGGTTTTCCAGATCAATTTCATATTTGCTTACCAGATAGTAGGTAGACACATCTCCCATGGTGCTCAGAAGTCCATGCTGCTGTGACACGCATGGGACCAAATCGCCCAATCTGATAGCGTTTATATCCACGTCTATCATGTGCAGATCTACCGCTGTGAGTTCTATTGTGATTGCAAGATTCACGCAGGTTTTAAGATATTCCTGCGCTTTTGCAAGTAACGTCTGAGCATCCACCACATCGGGAAAATCCACTTTCTCAAAAATCCATCCGTATAAGTCCACGGCCTCTTGGTTATAGACATAATCTTTCCCGCCGTTTATATTCGTGATCTTTGTCTGTCCGTTTGCGCCCAGGGGGATAATTGCAGTCTTGATATTTTCGGCCTTGGTGTACTTTTTCAAATCGAGGAGATTTTCTCCGAACCGGATCACCTGATTGTTGACCTTTCCATACTGCTTTACATAGTCCAAATATCGCACACCGTTTTCGTGCCGGACCCGCAAATACCCAGCGTACTTTCCAAGAAAGTTCGTATTTATAAAGTCCCATGTCGTCTCATAATTAGTAGCCAGCTTTTTAATCCGTTCACTGTCAATATCTATCGTTCCCACGGTAAATTGCTTATCTGGCCCCGCCTGAGAGTTATGTTCTGCAATCAAAGCCCTAAAAATATCGACATTTGTTTCAATTTTATTGACTTCTCCTGAATCCCAGCCGTATGTGTGCGCCCTCTGAACAGAATCTAACAAAAAAGCCAGCTCTCCCTCACAAGAGATCTGACCAGTTTGCTGAAAGTCTATTTCATTTGTCAATGATCTACCCGAAAACAATAGTTCTGAATCCTCATAGACTTCAATTTTTGATTTCAGCTTATTGATAACATCTGCATTCGGATGCCTGGGAAGAATTGAGAAATCAAAGTTCCCGGTCTTGTTCAGTTCCAGTGAAACCTTCGGTTCCAAAAGCATATATTCTTCGTCCCGTATATCGTGCAGGACCTTTCCATCGCACAATACTCTATACATTACAAACTACCCCCTCTATAATCGACAGATACCGTGCCATTCCCGGAAAAAGTAAGATAGTTGTCTCCTTCGCCCAGCCATATATCAAATACCTTTGACTTTCCAGCCGGGAGACTGTACTTTTTCCCATTGTATGTCACCTGCATAGCTGCGCTGCACTCGATCACGGGCACGATCTTTTTTCTGCGCCCCGGAATGTAGAGTTGATAGCTCCCATCCACCTGCAGATCTTTATATTCCCGTATGATTCCTGTTTCGAAATTGAAGTCGTCCCAGGTCCAGTCTTCCAGACTGCTATACTTTTCATATTTGTACGGGTCGACCTCCCCGGAGATGGTGATTTTACTTTCTGCCTTTTCTGACTTTTCGGTGTCCAGTTTCAACCGTCCTATGTAATAGAACGCCGGATCACTGTCCAAGAAAATCTTAAATTTCTGTCCTGCTAGGTAGTTTGCGATCTCTGATAGCTTTGCCTGCCAATCAAAGTAATCAGTATCCAGCTGGTCAAACTCCATAGAGATTGACCTTTGCTTGTATTTCACATCTCCTGTGACTGCCTCCGTAAGGTCGATAATTCCGTCTGCACCCGGTATTTCCTGCTCATACGTCTTTGCCTCCGGGAATCCAAGGGTGATCGACAACCACCCCAGATTCCAGTCTTTCAAGGTGTGCTTTCCTCCGATCTGCACACCCAACGTTCCTCTGTCTTCCATCTATACACCTCCTCTTGCCTTTCTATCGGCCATACTATTCAATCGGCTGTCCATAAACGGGGCCAGCGTCCTTGCCGCCTCTCGGCCCTCTATGTTTGTTACAACCTCTATCTTTTCCGGCCCGGTATAGACTGTCTTTTCGATTGTCGTTGTCCCGCCGCCTCCGGCATATACAATCTGCGGCTGCACACTTGCTGTGATCTTGCCCATCTGCCTTGATACTGCCGTCTGCATCCGGCTCTGTAATTCCGGTATATTTAGTTTCGCCTTTGCAAAGCGTGCCACCATGGTATCCGCTACCGTCTCTACCTGTCTGTAAAGCTTCGGTGCTTCTTTCTCCTGTCCCTTTTCGGCTCCCTGGATCGTAAACTTTCCGATCTGGGCGAATACACGAGATGGGGATTTTATTTTTAGTTCTTTTTTTGCGGCTTTTACAATATCCTTGCAAAGCTTTTTCATTGCCTTAGAAAGGTTCCGAGTTTCTCCCGTTATTCCAGCAGCCAAACCTTTTGCAACGTTAGCCCCGGCCTTTTTCATTTCGGCATTCAGATTATCTGTCTCTTTTTTTATTGCCGCTTGATATTCCTTATTAATCTTCTCAAAGTCGTCTTTAAAGAAGGACTCTGAAAAGCTTTCTGCCATGGATTGCTGTTTGTTCCACTTGTCCGTATAAGCTTTCTGTTCTGCCGCCGTAAGGGACTGGAACCACGCCATGTACTGTCGGCCCTCTTCCACATCCATGCCAAGGATACGCTGCATCATGCTGTCAGGAATTTTATTTTCCAGGGATTTCAGCCGTTTCTGATAGTCTTCTATATCATATAAGTTCTGGTCCAGATCGTAGAGACTGCCGTATGCCTGTTGTTTGCTAGTAAGATTGTCTTGCAGGCTTTTGATTTCGTTATACTGCTCCTGATACTTCTCCGAAAGCTCCTGGATCTTCTCCTCGGCAATCTTGGTCAGGCGATCCGCTTCTTTCTCAAATGCCGTGTTATAAGCATTTGCGGCCTTTTCTCCGGCCTCTTTTAGCTGCTTTTCCTTTTTTGCATTTGCAGCTTTTAAATCCTTAAGTTCTTCCTTAAGTTTCGCTTTCTTTTTCTTATTCTTCTTTTTATTTCCAAGCTTATCTATTTTCTTTTGCAGCTTCGCTTCGGCTTTTTCGCTTGCCTTTACCTGCTTGTTGTATGCCTGGTCAATGATCTGCTGCACTGTCTCGCTTGACCGCTGTTTTGCGATGCTTAGAGAGTCGCTCAGACCACTCAGGAGATTACTTCCGATCTCGGAGTAATTACCTTTATATGTAGCATTCTTTGCCGCAGACAGTGCTGTGGAAATGACACCTTGCATTTCTGCTACAAGCTCGCTCTGTCCTTCCCTGACACCCTTTGCGATACCCTTTGGGATCGTTTCTCCTTTCAGGATTTTAAACATCTTAGAAGGGGACGGGATACCTTTCTTTGCGGCCCCAATGGTCACGTTTATCACCTTCATAGACGCTTTCGCCGCTTTATCGGCATTCTCCGTCATTCCGGATGCTATACCAAGAGTAAGAAATTTTCCGACCGCATTTTTGAACAACGTAGAAGGAGAATGGATGCCCGCCTCCGCTTCTGCCGCCGCCTTGGCCTGCTGAATTACCTTTCGTGCCGCAGAGGATACAACGCCAGAGTTCGCATTGATTCCGGTTGCGATTCCGGAAGAAATATTCTTGCCAACACTGTTAAATCCGCTTGTGCTTACTTTCTTCGCCCCATTAACCGCATTCTGCGCCGCTGTCTTGATCTTTCCTTTATTTGCAGTCACACCGCTGGCAGTTTTGCTGGAAAGTTCTTTTCCTTTTGCCGTAGCCTGCCCGCTCTTGGAAGAAATGCCAGAGACATATGCACTGCTTAGCTTCGCCCCTGCCGCCTTGGCCTTAGAGACACCGCCAGAAAAACCGCTTGCCGCTGCATTGCTGACTTTTTTTGTTGCCGCCTTAGCTTCTCCGGCTCCTTTTGCTAGCGGTTTTACATATGTGTCCTTTGTGGTAGTTCCAGAAGCAGTGTTGTTTGTTGCTTTAATAACAGAATTTTTTGTGATTGCGTCCGTGCTTTTCTTCGTTTCACTAGCCGTTTTCTTTAAGCTACTTTGTAACTTCTTTGAAGACTCATCTGTACTTTTTGCGGCACTTCCAATTATCTTGCTTACGCCGAATGTATCCGCAGACAATCCCTGACCGCTCATCATTTGGACGATAGCGTCATTAACAGTAGTTTTCCCCTCCGCTACCTTTGCGGATAACTCTGCCGGGATCTGCGCCCCTTGAAGTCCCGCCTTATTAATCGCCTCCTGAAAATCCATCAGATTTCCCAGTGCGGCGGCGGCCTCCTTCGGCTTCATGCTGCCAGAGGTAATGCCATTTGCTAAGTATTCGGGGATCTGTACCCCGCCGTTTAATGCCTTTGCTTTCAGATCTTCAAAAGTGACGAGATTTTTTACTTCTGATACTTTTGTAGGAACTGCATACTGTCCGGACTGTATTCCCTCTGCAATGCTGTCAGGAACTTCCACACCTGACGCTCTTGCCTTTTCAATCATATCCTGCCAGTTCAGCCCGTTTTTCAACTGTTGTGCTGCGGATTTGAAAGAGATAGATCCGTCTGCCATTCCCTGTGACAGATACTCCGGTATCTTCATTCCAGCTTCTTGCATCTTTGCAAGATCTTCGCTGTTTACCAGATCATCCAGCTTTATTAGCTGTTTTAGTTCTTTTCCGGTCGTCGGATTAGCATAGATACCATCCTGAATCCCTTTCCCAATGGATTCCGGTATTTTAGATGCTTTTATTCCTGCCTCTTTAGCAAGATTATCCAGGTTCGCCTTGAAATCATTGAAGTTTGTTTGCGCGGTAAATTTATCCGTCCATGTTCCCAACTCACCATATGCGGACTCCATGTTCTTTTTACTTTTATCTACAGCATCGTCTGCATCATCTAAAGCTTGATTATATCTATCCAGAGCAGCTCCTGCCTTCTGAAGTTCCAGATTCCCAGACCCAAGACCATATTTATCCTTCAGTTTGTTAAACTTCTCTTGCGCTTTATCGCGCCTTCGCAACGCTTCTGTTTGATTATTGATTGCTTTTTCATGCTCTATTTCTGCCTCGGCAACCTTTTTCGCTGATTTTTCCATTCCAGCCTGATAAGCCTTTGCCATTGCTTGTTCTTTCAGAGCATCAATATTATTTTTTATTGCTTCTGTGGACTTATTTAACTTATCTCTCTCTGCGTCATACTTTAGCCCAAGTTCTGGCATGAGATCGTTCAGTTCTTTTACAACACTTTTTATCCTTGCCTTTGTCCCTGCGCTCTTATTTTCTACCTTTATTAACCTTTGTAGCTGGTTAAACAGGTTATCCGCTTCTACTCCCTGTGCTCTGGTAGATTCCACAGTTTTTTCATTCTCTTTGTGAAGTGACTTTATGGATGCTCCCATATCATCCTGTGCTTTCTTCACTCTTTCACAAGTCTTTCCAAACTTATCGGCTTCTGTCTCTGCCCGTGGAACAGTCAAGGCATATGCTGCAATCCCTGCTGTCAAAGCCCCTGCTGCCAGTACAGCCATGCCGATCGGCCCACCAAGGGCAGTACATGCCGCATTAAAGGCTCCCGTTGCAGCCGTGGCAAGTGTAATCTTCCCCGTAAAAATTCCAACCACAGTCTGTAATGCTGTAAGTCCTCCCTGCTGTGCCACAAGAGTGATTGCGTTCGCTTTTTCCAGAGCATTGAGTGCTTTTAATGCTGTCCCCAGTGCGCTTACACTTCCAGAAACGGCCTGTGCAGCTTTGTAGCCTTTAAGCACAACCAAAAGACTTGTTGCTAACGGAAGTGCCGTCTGCATGTTCTCTCCTAGGAACTTCGCCGCAGATCCCAATACTTTCAGACCGCCACCTGCGACTGTCTTTGCCGCAGAGCCAAGATTTTTGACCGTGGTAATCGTCTCTTTCGGAATGATGGATTTAAGCCCGTGCGCTTCTATCTGGTCCGCCAGTCCTCCGATCGCATCCGATGCCGCTGCCACTCCATCCGCAAGCGGTCCTTTGAGTTCATCTCCCACTGCAATTCCGAGCGCAGTAAACTTATTTCCAAGTATTTTGATCCGACTTTCTAGCGTCTTGTACCGCTGCCCAGCTTCGTTCGTAAGGGCCTTATTTTCGTTCCACGCATTATTGCCGATCTTTAAGGCTTCTGTAAATGTCCCAGATGCTCCCGCTGCTCTTAACAGTGCATCCCTCATACGGATATCGGAAAGCCCCATATCGTCCAGGACTTTTATTGCACTGCCGCCACTCTTATTTACCTTATCCAAGCCTTGGATGAAGGAAATAATAGCTCCTGCTGCATCTTCTTTAAATGCCTTTTTGAACTGATCCGCCGTCATGCCAGACACTTTCGCAAAGTCGTTTAATTCGTCACCGCCCTTGGTAGTTGCAAGATTCATTTTCGACATTAGGGTAGAAAATGCCGTTCCACCAGCTTCTGCCTCGATCCCTACAGAAGATAACGCCCCAGCAAAGGAAAGTATATCTGCTTCTGACATTCCAACCTGATGTCCAGCTCCTGCAAGTCTAAGAGCCATATCCGTAATCTCTTGCTCTGTTGTGGCCAGATTATTTCCTAAATCTACAATTACAGATCCCAGCCGTCCAAACTGCGTCTGTGGCATCCGTGTGATGTTTGCCAGCCTTGCCAGAGAGGTTGCCGCCGTATCTGCGGACATGTTCGTAGAATCTCCAAGCATAACCATGGTTTTAGAGAATCCTGCGATATTCTTCGTCTTAATGCCAAGCTGTCCGGCTGCCTCTGCTACCCCTGCGATCTCATTTGCAGAGGTTGGCATCTCTTTCGACATATTTAAAATGTCTTTTCGCATGATATTCAGTTCTTTATCCGTGGCATTTACTGTCTTTTTTACACCAGCAAAAGCACTTTCAAACGAAATACTTGCTTTCAAAGATGCCGCACCGCCCGCAATAACTGCGGCTCCGGTTGCTTTCATTCCGGTAGATACCGCAGGTTTTATCTTGCTGGCAGCACCAGACCAATATTTCTCTGCATTTTCCGCACTTTTCTTCGCTTGTGCCTCCGTTTGCTTATAAGACCGCTTCTGTTCCTCTCCGGCCTTTTTCGTGCTCTGCGAGGCTTTCTCTCCGGCTTGCTTTGCGGCTGTTTCCGCTGTCTTCCCGGCTTTTTTTGCCGCCTGTTCTGTTGTTTTGCTTGCTTGTTTTACAGAGGTTTCTGCGGACTTTGCCGCCTGCTTGGTCGCAGTTTCTGCGGATTTCGCCGCTTTTTTCGTCTCTGTGTCCAGTGTTCTCGATAGTTGTTTGAGTTCTTTTTCGGCTTTTTCCGAATTTAACTCAACTTCGATTTCAATACTTCCGTCAGGCATATATTCTCCTTTCTTTTTTGCCTGCGTCTGTCTTCTATGTTCACGTCTCTATCTTCCTGGGCGTAGAGTTCCGCTCCCCTGCAACCTCTGTGTTACAGTGTTTTTATTTATAAAATATTGCTTAGGTCCCCACCGCTCAAAAGGGCCTGCGTAACCTCTTCTTCCAACATCCTGTCTTCTTCGGACACATTCTCCGGTAGCTTATATATTTCTTTCATCTTCTTATAGAACTTTTTCTGTTCCTTATCCATACCTGCGGTATCTGCTGCCCGGTATCCCATCACTTTCGATATTAAGCAGTCTTCTTTTAATCCGGCGAACATGGCCGAGAACTTCCACCAGTGCAATTCGACAGCGTTCAGATCTATGCCGTACTGTTCCATAAATGCAGCATAGATATAATCCGCATCATGAGTAAAGCTATAAATCTGATCCTGTTTCTTTCCTTTTCCGGACTGCTTCTGTTCTTCTGTTTTCCCGCACTGATAAAACCACAACATTTGTGAAATGGCTCCGTCAAGGTCCTCCGGTATCTCTGGATAATACAAAACCAGGCCGCTATTGTATTTCGCAAGCAGCCTGGCTTTTTTCTCGTCTACATCAAACTCCGGGATATTCAGAATATCTTCCACAAAAAACCGCTGTTCTTCCGTGATGTTTTTATCCTGTATCATCTCCTCAAAACGGATCGACACTCGGAAGTCTGTATTGATCTTATGTTCCTGACCAGCCACCAGAACGGTTTCCGGCAGCTGATCCGTCAGAATATTCATTAGTCACCTGCCATGGACTGGACAAGTTTATTATAAGATTCCACCTGTGCCTCTCGCAGGTTCACAAGTTTGTTAAATGCAGCAACCCGCTCATGGATGTCTGTATCAGAAAACATTTTCTTTGCCGCACCATCTCCCAGCAACTTATCAAATGTCTGGTCAATAATCTTACATTCTGCCCGGACACCCTCTGCATTTAAGGCTCCGTCAATCCCATGTTTCTTTTCATATTCCATTAGTTCTTCAAACGTCTGCTGCTTCACATTGTTAAATCGCTCTATCATATCCGCATCCAGAGCAGAGAATTTAAACTCTGCCCCATTCCATTTAAAAATCTTGTTCATATCCTTTACTCCTCCATGTTCACTGTCTTTTTCTCTATGCTCCTGCTGTTACCGTAATGGCGCAGGTTGCCGTCTTATTTCCATCTGTCGTTGTCACTGTCACATCCGCGGCCCCTGCTGCAACCCCGGTCACTTCCCCAGTATCAGATACCTTTGCAATACCAGTATCCGTGCTGAACCATGTAACTGTCTTGTCTGTAGCATCTGCAGGCTCTACGGTTGCCGTAAGTGTCTCTTTCGCCGCAACTGCAAGGGACAGCGTTGTTTTATTCAACGCCACCCCGGTTACGGCTTTAAGAGGGTGTATCGCCTTTCGCTGTAAATTTCTTAGTGCTGGTATTAAATGTTCCCTCGACTACATCCCCGATACCTAACAGGTTACCTTCACAGTTCATTTCTCCATCTTCGTTTCCAAAGCTGGCTACTTCGATCGCCACGTGGAACTTGCGGGCATGGTAGGTATTCTCTGCACTTTCCTTCTGATCCAGATCTACGATCACGTAGTCTGTCTCTGCATCTGCTCCTGTTTTTAAAAGTTCTCCGATCTCACAGATATAGGCAATCGCCTCTTCTGATCGAATCTGGTCCGCTGTGTACGGTGCCTGCCACTCGTACCCGGTGATTCCCTTGCTGGTAGATGCATCGTTTACGTACCGTTTTGAACTGGTCTGCGCTCCCGGTTCCTCATTAAGATCCGTGAACCCTGTCCCCATCAGGACAAAATTTTCTGCCTCTGCGGTCCCAATGTCCAGATAGTTCGCCTGCATCCTTCTCTGTCTTACACTTTTTAATGCCATGTTATACCTTCCTTTCCTGGTAATAAATAAAGCGGCACTGAATCTGATACTTTGCCTTGTCAAGCTCCGTATCAAACGCATAACCGCTCGTAATCGCTTCGATTTTTATTGCTTCCTTACCTTTCTCCAATTCCGGGAACTCCCCGGCCTCAGAGAATTGTTCCAGCCAGTCTGAAAAGTGCTCAAAGAACCCGATGTTTTCAAGGTTCTGCCGCACTTCTTCGCCGTATAGCTCCCGACTGGCAAAATTAAATAGATGTTGCCGTTTGGTATTTCCGACAATATCTTTTTTCAAAACTGTTTGTGATGGAACGGATTCTATCGAGTAGTACGTTGTGTCACTACCCAGGTAATCCACCCCGATCCCTTTGCAATACTCATCTAGATACGGGCATTGCTTAACAATGTTCCGTATAGCCTCCACAATCGTCATTTTGGCTTTCCTCCTACAAACCTCGCAATAGATACCAGAACCTCTCGCCCTCTGTCGGCAAACGCTCTCTTGTCCCAATGTTTTCCACGCAGTCCCTTGCCCTTATTTTCTTCGTAATTCTTCTTTGCATATGGGGTGATGTACTTTATGCAGTACGTTGTCTCAATCGCAGTATTTTTCAGTGGACCGTTGAGAAAAGGGACGTATGCATCCGATATTCTGCGCACTTCATGCACAGCAAGTCTCTGACCGGGACCACCTTTCTGCAGGTTCCTTTCTGTAAGGATTACGTTTGCAGGAGCAATCTTGACTTTTATCTTCATTCAGCCGTCACCTTCCAATGCTGCATTTCCGGGCTGCCGTTGTCGTTCGTCTCCACAACGGCGATCACCCGCACATCATCATAGGCATTTTTCAACCGTTCTTCGTCCTTTGCGCTGGTCAGTTCATCTTCCACGATGCCACGGACCACCAGGTCCCCGGCTTCGACCGTAAAAAATCCCGTCTTTTCTGTCTCCTTCACAAAGTTTTTCGGTTTCCTGAACTGCTTCTCTGTCTCTGCCGTAAACGGGATATAGATTTCTGCCACATCAGCACTTACAATCCCCTTGTCTGTGGGCTGCACGGCTGTGGTATCCTGCCAGTTCACGCCTTTTAGGACTGTCCGGTAATAGCGGTTCGTCCCGGTATCCCGGTCATATACCTTGTTGTAGAGTGTTATGTCTGCGTTTGTAACCATTACCGACACCCCCTGTATAACAACCCGGTATGGATTAAGTATGGATAAGCAACGGCATACTGTTTCTTTGCTGCTGCCGCCTCTCTTGTTTGTCCGTCCTGCTGTTCCGTCACATAGGATACAGAGACATTTCCGACCGTCTCTGACTTCTTCTCTTTCTGCTGCCCTGCGGCATCGGATTTATACATTACTTCCGCAACAGCACAGGCAGCCAGCCTGACCTCCTCCGGGATCTCTGCATCATCTATCCTGCCAAACGTGATGTACTTTATATAGATGCTCGCCCGCAGGATTACTGAGGAAAAGGCAGCCTCCGGTATGGTGCTGCCATTGAACTGCTCTTTATAAAATGTGTAGTCTGCATACTCTACCATACCGTGACCTCCTTATGCCTTTTCGACCAATACAATCTCCTGTGTTACTGCCGCAGCATCGACATTGATCGTAGTCGTTACCTGAGAATATCCATTCTTCTTTACTTTCGCCGGATAAGTACCCTTTCTCAAGTTATACACCACCTGTCCGGTTGCGTCTGTTTTTTGTCTTGAGCCGTTCACGTCCACAATCACGCCCTCAATCGGCTGTGCTTCTTCTGCATTATCTTTCACTGTCAGTGTTACTGTCTGCGTTGTTACTGGCACAGTTGGCTCCAAGTAAGCAAAAGGACAACCAAGTCGATCTTCGTCCATTCTTGTTGCCGGGTTTGGAAGAGCCCATCCCATGCGGAATACAACTCGTAAAGCCACCATGTCCTGCTGTGCAAGGTTATACACGATTTCTTTTGTGGAAGGGTCCTGGATAACTCCCTGGTCTAAGATCTTAACCGTTATATCCTGGCGGATAGAATATACTGCCTGTTTAAAGTCTCCTACAACCAGCTGTGCAATAGAAGAATCAAAAGAGCCATTCTGAGGGAAATACATCGGTGCGCCGTCAAGTGCATACTGCGTTGTTCCCTGCATATCTGACTTAAAGATCGGGGTTCCGTCTGTTGCTCTGATACCTCTAAGTTTCGCTCTCATTCCCATGGCAGCCAACGCACCAGTTGCCATATATCCAGATTCCTCTATATTTGCAATGACACCGTTTTCCTCCATGATTAACTTGTAATAATCAGGAGATGACCCGACTGGTACATTATTCCCTGCCTGTCTTGCCAAAGTGATAATATCATTCTGCCATTCTGCCGGACGATTTGAGCCGAAGATAATCGCACTGTCCACTTTCTGTCCGATCGCTTCATTAACCCTCGGTGTGATTTCTCCGAAAATATCAAACTCAGCATCATCCAATACGGCCTCCGGGATCGGAACGATTACCGCAAGCTCTCCGGCATTAATATAGACATTATCCCACGCCTGGTTGGATGTCTGTTTCATGCCTGTATCTCCGTTTACCCAGTAAGCAGTCGGTAAGAAATCAAGAACTCTGATCCTTGTTTGATTGCTTGTCATGTTTGGCAACTTTTTTGCCAACCCCATAAATACAGACTGCTTTGGTGCATCCTGAAAAATGGTACTTACCACCTGTTCCCGGATAATTGCCTCTGCGTCTGCCCTGCTTGTAATATGTACTGCCATATATACCTCCTATTCTTTCCCGAATACACTTCTCAGTGCATCGTTTGCTTTGCTCTTTAAATCATCATTTTCACCAGTTGCCCCAGGAGTACTTGACACAAACTTTGGAATTTCTTTTTCTGGCTGAAAAAGGTAATCGTTTTCCTCTTTTGCTTTCTTTAAAGCGTCTTCAATGTCATGATCCTGGTTCTTGCTCTCTTTTAAGCTGTCAATGTCAAGGATCGCCATTACTGCCTTTTCATTTTTACCGCCAGCCTTTAAGATTGCGTCTTTGATCGCAGAATTAAATTTCATGTCTTGGATCTCTCTGCTGTGATCTTCATCTTTTTTCTGTAAATCATTTGTAAGATTCGTGATCTGGGTTCGCAGCTCTGTAACGTCCACTCCTTCAAAACTTTTCAATGTTGTCTTTGCATTTTTTAACTGAGTCTCAAAACTGTCACGATCTGACTTTAATGGATTTACAACTTTCCCATGTTCAGCCATAACAAAGTCAATCTGTTCCTGTGTTAGTCCCTGTGCTTTTAAATCGTCTGTGTTCATTATCTTCTTCCTTTCTTTATCACTATTAAGTTATTTTAGGTGTGTAACTATCCACCAGTGACCGGACTATTTTAGGTCTAATCACCTGACCAGTTCATTTGCTGCATAAAAATAACACGCCTAAGCGTGTTTGATTTCTTCTATGATCTGTTCTATCTGCCGGATATACTTCTGATTGCCCGTAACCCGGATATGGCTTTCCAGCGTCCGCAGGTTGCGGCTCCTTGGAAGTCTGCGACGCTCCACGTTGGATTTTATAACCAAGGCTACCCGTTTACTCCGGCAGTGGGTGTGAAGCGCAAAGTTATCCGGATTGTATAAAATCCACTCCCCTATATTCCTGTGTGATCTCTTAAGTTTTAATAAAACCCTCAACTCCTTCCCCTATTTGTACGTTATCCGGGTACTGCTTTGAAAGCTCTATCATCCCGGACAACATGGATTTTAGCAATAGCTCTGATTCTATGCTTAGACTTTTAACGTGCATCATCGAACCACCACGACCATCTATATACCTCTTTTCATGAATCTCTACCCTTGCTTTTGTAAAATCCATAAGTCCATTTGCTGTACTAAAAAATAAAGATGATACAGCGGCGCAAACAATATCCTTCCCTTTTTCCGCATAATCTGCGTGACCGGACAGATCAATCCATACTTCTCTATATCCTGTTTCGCTTAAAGATATATGAATCATCATGCTCTCCTCTCTTGGCATAAAAATACCACCTGACATGCATCAGATGGTATTAGTCAATATTAATTTTCGCTCCGCAGTAGCTGCACTTGAAGCAATGCGTCTTTTTAAAGTCTCCGCCTATCGGCTCATATGTCCCTTTTCCACACTCGGTGCAGGTCACTTTTTCACCATTCAGCAGCTTATTCAGCTTCTTTACTCCTTCTGGTACTTCCATAAGATCACCTCCATGGATATTCTGGATATAGTTCTTTTATTAATTTAATTATACCTCTCAGCTCATCCCCGGTCAATTCATTCCGCCTGAGTTTATGCTTTAATTCTTGAGCTTTACATACACATTCAGCCCATTGAGAATTGCCTATATTATATCTATGGTGAGTAACTTCATGAATAATGGTCTCTGCTGTCTTCTGTATCGTCCTGGTTTCCGATGCATAGATAAGAATTTCATTTTTATCCTGCATTCCAAGCACTTTCCTTGGATTATCCATTTTATACAACATTCTGATATTTAGCTCCGGATGGTCTGCAATGTACTTCACAGTTTCTTTTCCAATATCAGATTTATTTAGGTTCCTTTGCAGACTCCAATGACTGATTGTATCTTTCTGCCCATTATTAATGTCTTCCAGCCGTTCTGTGAACTTAGATTTATTAGCTTTGGCAAACTTGTTGCTCCAAATAGCCTTTTGTGCCACACTCCGGTTAAAGCCTACAATATTACCGCTATCGTCTAAAACCGCATGAACCTGAGTCCTTACAGATTCTACCCGTCGGCCCGTCTGCCTGCAGAACTCTTTCAGCGTCTTTTCCTGTTCCTTGAGTCGCACGGATTCAGATTCAAAACGCTGCTGTAAGGTATTTTTCAGAACCTCATCATCGCCTGCTGCCTTGACCCCGGCATCGTATCCGGCCAGCTTGCGCTTTGTGTTCCTGATCTGCCGCTCCTGGAAACGCTGCATCTGTGAAACTTCATATTCTGTATATGCTTTTCCGTTATATGTATAATTCTTTGCTTTGTACTCATTAAGCATCTGATCCGTATAGGCCGGAGTAGATATCCCAGGAATAAAAGCATAGAAATTATGACGACAGTTCCAACCGCAAAGCCCCGGTCCTGTTCCGTATCCCGTGCTATCATAGAACGAAGGATACTTTGGATCTTTCCCTGATATACAAAAGACCTTCCCTTGCCATGTCTGGTGATCTGGTCTTGCCCCACTGTGGGCAGTAGTCTCCACATAGTCGCAGTCCATTTCCTGCGCATATTCAAGGTTCAGTTGTGCTGCCGACTGGTTGACTCCGGTTAGCACACTGCGCCTGACTGCCACGTCCAACTTATCTGTGTGCCCGGATGGATACAGGACTTCTGTACCCTGTGCTGCTGCCTCTTTGATTGCATCCGCTATGACCTTATCATAGCTGAAAGCTCCGGTCTGTACCTTAAGCATGACACTATTGCAAGCATTTATGTAAGAACTCTGCGCCTTGTTCGCCGTTGTAAGTGTAAGATTCTTTAACACTCCTTTGGTCTTTCTTAGATTGGCATTTAGGATCTGCTGCATTTCCTTTGACTGGTGTAGCTCCTTTGGTTCCATTCCAGCCATTTTGTAAATGACAGATTCATTTTGGATGTTTTTGACCCCGGCCTCTTTAAATAGTCGGTCTATCTCCCGATCTATATATCCGGTTGTCTGTCCGATCCGTTTAACAGCGTCTTGATAGACCATTCCGGCGTTCTGCAGGACATGAGCCTGATGCTTTGCTGTGTCTGTGATGTGCTTTGTCTTTGCAATCCGGCGGGCAATGTCCCCAATAAGAGAGACCGACAGTTCATCTATTAAGGCTAGGAGTTGGTCACTGCATTTATCCAGGTATTCTGGATCAAGCATATGCTATCACCTACTCTTCCTGTATGCCAAACGGATCATTCTGCTGTGGCGGCATCATCTTGAGGGCTTCTTCTTCCGACACTCCGTATTTTTTTGCAATATAGATTTCTTTTCTGATGATTCCGGCGGTCGCGTCCTGCTGCATTGCTGCCAGCTCTTTTTCTCTATCGGATAGGATGCTGTCACCCCAGTTGAATGTAGTTTGATAAGAACCGACCGGGGCCAGATGATAAATACTTGTGTAAAAATCCATAGCAACCAACATATCTTCCAGAGCCTCTTGTAGTGCTCCCTGCATGTCTTTAGTCATGTCAAAAGATCTTTGCTTGCTACTCTTTATTTCCTCGGCTGTCTTATCAACATTATTCGGATCAGATAAAGTCCCATATGCAAGGCTACAATTAAATTCCACCAGTCGTAGCTGATGGTTCAAGCCATTATAATAAGAAGAATCTCGAATATCCGGTGAAAATACATCCAGCAAAGGCTTATCCGTAGCTCCTGCGTTGAACTGTAATCCTCTGTATAGCCGATCCTTGCCATCTGGATATATAAACCGATCTTGCGTCTTATCATATTTCAGCATGGATTCACCGATATGGACAGCGGTTTCCTTTGCCTCATACTCCCAGTCTATTTGTGAGTATCTTTTATCTGCTTTTCTGATAGGATCAATCGCTTTTGAGAAAACAGATACACCAAGAGGTGAGGTCGAATCTGAATTGTTTGCCAGCGGAACTTTGAAATACCCAAAAGGCAGTCGGTCCATCCCTGAGAATGTGACAGACCCCGAAAGTTCGGACCATTCCTCCACAGATCCCACAGATATTTCTGATCCAAGGCTAAAGTCATTGGTGCTGACAAATGCACGGTTACTGATTCTTAAAAGTCCATTTGTCAGCTCGTGTATCTCAAGCTTTGTATATATCTTTTGTCCTTTTCTCAGCTGGCTTGCAAAAGCACACATTGTCATTTTCCCTGCACTATCAAAATTGATCGGGAAAAAGGAATCCCCATGTATATATTCCACGCTGATTCCGGTGCTTGTGACATACGGTTTTAGTACCATTCCGCCCTTTGCAGAGCCATACTCTAACTGCTGCCGTATATATCTTATCGCCTTTTTATATTGCGTATTCAGATAGTCCGCCCTGGTTCCTCCTGTCACTTCGGTTTCTGACTCAAGCAGTGCCAATCTTGCCAGTTCTCCCGATACTGCTGCCGGAATCCCCATGGAATATATTTTATCCTTTTCAAGCCATGGGGCTTTATCTTCATACATACGAGACCATAATTCGATGTCTCGTGCCATCTGGCTTGTCAGACACGCATCTATTTTTGTCTCGGAATCCTTATTCAGAACTTCTGTTATTAGTGTCAGTAATCTTGTAAATTTCATATTTTTGTTCTCACCTCCTATTCATATCGGATCAAGTTTGCAATATCACGCTCAAATGTATATTCAAAGGAATCCAGACTATCAATATCGCTGGTTCCATCGTCCAATCTTTCATTTTCTGTCAGGTTCTTTGGATTCCATACAGCACTGCATAAGGCTGTTACAAGACTGTCACACATCAGATCCATGTAACGGAACCTTTGCTGTGCCATCAGCCTTGTAGTCGCTCTGATCCGGTCATTTATTACTGTTTTCAGGGCGTTTTCTACTCGAATCCATCCAAGCCCGGACTTTCTAAGCGCAGCCTTGATACCAAGAATGAGCGTTTGCTCTGCACTGTCACAATACACAACGTCAATAGAGCCATAGATATTGATTACCTTTAGGCAGAAATCTACAAATAACTGCCCCAGCTTATCCGGATCTATGTCCTCGGTATCACATCTGTGCCGTTCTGCTGCCAGAGCCACAATACCATTAAATCCCCGTTCAATCCCTGTTGCAGTAAACGCATGGCCTGACCCGCTGCCTCCAAAGTCTATTCCAAGATTGATCCGCATGAGATTCATAGGATTTTCAGCTTTACGGAAGTGATAGAGTTTTGCACTTGTATCATCTGCAAACTGCCTATAAATCAGCCCTTCTGCAATGACACGCTGTCCTTTTATATCCCTCAAATACCACATACTATTAGGATCATACTGACTCTCGATTTCCCGTTTTCTTTCTTCTGGTATATTGATATTGTCATACAGAGTGCAATGCATGTAATTGAATCCACCCAGGAGCGTGCCGTCTTCATCCAGTGCCGCATATTTGTCTATATAGTCCGTATAGATAAAGGCATTCGGATTGTCCGGGTTCAGGTCCCAGAAGATTTTTCTGTTTTGGGCCGCAAGCTGACGATTGAACGCCTCACGAATCGTATTAATATGATGCAGGTTGATCTCCGTAGCAATCCAAAACCCATAGGAGTTTCCACGGATCTTTTTATAGCTGTCTTCCTTTGCTGCTCCTGCAAAAATCACAATCCGCTGCCGATTCTTTGTCGCAGGTCCTTTGATAAACAACGCCTCATTGTCCTTATACTTTCCCCAGTGGCACTGTCCACGAAAGATCCACTCTAACCCCATGCCGTTACAGTCTCCAATGTTCAGCTTTGCATTTGCCATGGTAGATCCTGTCGCAAGGTGAATACGATCCTTTGTATCTTTAATCTCGTGAGCAAACGAAAATACATTGTCTACCGTTTTTCCTGCTCTTACCGCCCCTTCTGCTATGTTGAAGGTACAGTTCTCACATTTTCGGATATAGTTTTTATGCTTTTCAGAGAAATTAAAGTGTATAGTCTTTTTCTTTTTATACTTACTTTTCATAGATTTCACCCTCTATGTCGTCCATATCTTCAATTTCTTGATTGTTCCCGGTGATTTTATCTCTCTGTGCAGTCAACAAGGCTACCTTTGCTTTCTGCTCCGCTGTCGCAAGGTCCATATGCTCCGACAGCCACCGCAGGGCCTTTTCCCGGTCCGGCAGCTTTACCTTAACCCCGTCTTTGCCCTTAGAAATCTCGTTTATCAGAGTGCCGTCTACTTCCCCGGCAGACTTTAGATTTACGTACGATACCGTCATAGGTCCATTCTCTGTGTCGATCTCTAAGTTACCAAAATCCGTGAAATCTGTGACATCTGCAAAGGCGATGTCTATGTACTTCTGAAAGATATCCTCTGTTCCAAGCATCTCCCGGTTAAGACGGTTCTGCTTAAGACGCTGTATTTCCTTTTTGACTCCATCGTTTTCCAGCAGTCTATACGCAATAGATGCCGCAGTGCTGTAATCTACGCCATATGCTTTTTGATACGCTTTTGTAGCATTAAAGCATCTGACATACTGCAAACAAAAAAGCCGTTGCTTATCGGTTAGATCAGGATTGTTTACTACCTGTTCTACCTCCGGTGCAATGGCTTCTTTCTGTTCTGTTTCCTGTTTCCGAACGTTCGCTTTCTTATCCGAGCGTTCGCTATCCCATCCCTGAGTGCTTTTCCACCGTCTTACGGTCCCTGGGGGCTTTCCGATCTCTTTTGCTATATCTACCAGATTCATTCCGCTTTTATACATCTGTTCTGCCTTTATAGAATCTGGACTCCTACTCCTTGGCAATCTGCAACACCTCTCTATCTGTAAATAACGGAGAATGAAGGACTCGAACCTCCGTACCCCGGAGGGTGTACCGGTTAGCAACCGGCTGCATTACCAACTCTGCCAATTCTCCATGTCTGTGTTCTTAGAATAATTATTTTTTGTATAGGATAGAACACAGAAGACCCATTACGGTTGTAAAGTTTTGCTCCTTAAAAACCACCTGTGCGCCCTCGTTTCGTACTCACGTTTCCCATCGTTCACGCACTTTCCTTAATTACTCCAGAGCCATTCGCACATTGTATCTTCCACGTAAATATAACTTTTTTGCGAATGAGTTTTTTGCGATCCGCATCGTGGATTTTTATTGGGCCGCCGTCTAGGTGTAAAAAGCGGATGTCCCGGAATCGAACCGGGATGAAGGGAGCGACCCTTCCGTCTGCCATTGACATAACATCCACACAAAAATACCCCGATACCTTATAGATACCGGAGCAATGTAAATAATTAGAGGTTTCAATACGCCTTGCGTTTTGGTTTATCCTGTTTAGCTTGGTTGCCACAGCGGCGCCGCCGTGACATCCAGCTAACAAAATGAACGATTGACCTATTCGTTCTATAATAACTATATCATTTATTTACCGGACGGTGTCGGACACTTTTCAACTTTTTCTAAAAATCTGCTATGTTTTTTTCTGCAGCTTTCCTCCGTGTATATTCTTTTTGGAAACATCCGGTTCATGGTAAGTGCTACCTTGGGCCACGTCAGTTCGTCTATGTAGTATAGGCGAAAAATAATCCGTAACTCGCTGGATGTAATAGAATTTATATAGTCCTCCACCTGGCACACAAGCTCTAACAGCTCCCCTTCCATTTTCGCTGCTTTTTCTTTCCTGGCTTTGATCTGCAACGCCTTTCTGCGCAATGCTGGCGCTGGCAATCCTTCTACAACAAAGTGTTGTGTGCCGCCCAGGCCCCCGGTGACGGTATCTTTTACAGTTCCCTCTTCTTCCATTTTGTATAATTCCCTCTCTAGCTGCTCTATTCTCCGGTGAAGGTCTTTTATTTCTTCTTTCATATCGCTGTACTGGATAAGTATATTTTTACTGATCGTCACCCTGTTCCTCCCCGTAGTGATATAACATCTCAAGCTCATTTTTATCTGCCGTAATGACAATCAGCAGAGAAAGCAGAGCAATGATATTTACTCCTGGTATAAACAGAAAAAGCAAAAGCTTGATTCTGCTTGCCGCCCAGTTTAATCTGCCCGTTTTCTTTGTCTTGATCCCGCCGACCTTTCTTTTAATCTTCTTGCGGAACATGCAATAGATTCCGATTTCTGCCGCCAAAAGCAGCGTTGAAAATGCTATATGAAAATTAATTAACCACATCTTTATTCCTCCCTTTCTACCAGCAAAATATACAGTACCCATCCATAAGTCCATATTCCGGGCAGTTTCTTAAAATATAGCTGATACGCTCTACAAATACCTTACCTGTGTATCCTACATCCGGGTGCCATTCCCGCAATGCAAACATATCTCCAACTTTACATCCCCTGTCGTCTTTCCGCACTTCAAATTTTTTTATTCCGGATGCTACATCATTAAAATGCTTTGGCAAAGTTTTAAATTCATGATCTACGAAATCCTTGTATCTATACATGTTCCTCTCCCCTCCACAAATCTCCTTTTTATCCACTAATATCATATAGATTATAAGAACATACGTTTTATAATATTAAATAGAAAGGAGTTGTTTAATATGCCGTTTACAAATAACAGGATTGAATATGAAGAACCTTTTACCCCTCCAGGCACGCCGATCTCTGTGATAGCAAGCTTCAACAGAGACGGCGGTGTAAAGCCACTTTACTTTCGTTACGATACGCCCACACAGACAATGAACGTAAAAATTGAAGATGTAAAGGTTGTAAATCCTCTACCCCTTGTCGCTTCTGACTTCTCCTGCACTGTCTCCGTTGGAGACAGACAGAATACTGTTGTCTTACGATACATGAAGCGGGAAGAGCGGTGGTTTCTTCTGCCTCCTTCATAAAATCTCAGTTTATTGGTCTTCCACAATACGGGAAATACCGTGTGTTTTTCCACTCCGCATACGGTGAACCGCACACATTATGCTTCCTGGTTCACACACAAATACACAGGCATTTCTAGCTGGGCATCTGTTGCATTTTTCCACTTTTACAATCATCTTCATTTTTCCTCCCTAAATCCTAACTTAGCGATGTTAATATTTTTTCAACACAAAATTTAGGAATATAAACAACGCCGTTTTCTTCGTTGGTGTTTAAATAATATTTTAAATCAGAAATAATCTGTGGTATTTTTTCCAAGGTATCAATGGCCTCTTCGATAGCTTTTGTTTGGGTATTTGGTGACCATGTACTGCCTTGCTCTGGCATTCCCATATACCTTTCTGCATATTTCAGATTTTCTATTACTTTGTTTTTCTCCATTTTATTATTCTCCTTTCACTGTAAAATTTCTGTTTGTGCTTTAAACTAAAAGAAAATGATCTAACGTCTAAATTTAATTTTTAATGACGAGTAATCGCCGCTTGATATGCTGCCGTTATACACTAATCTTACAATATGCCGTATCTGCTAAAGCACAATCTTCGCATCCTTTATAAAATATACAGTTTATTGGTCTTCCGCAATGCGGACAATATCGTATATGCGCTTCTTGTATTTCGTCACCGTGTGTTTTTCCACTCCGCATACGATTACTCATGCATAAAAGGCTTCCTGGTTCACATGCAATTATGCATGCATTTCTAGCTGGGCATCTGTTACATTTTTCCATGTTTTCAACCATTTTTTCTGTAGTCTCCTTTTCCACATAAATATCCATATGCCCACGTATTGTCCAAATGCTTGTTTTCTTCCAATACATGAATGTGCATTCCCCTAAATTTACCTTTTTTATTCATTATTACCCCTTCTAAATCTTAATTTCCTTGAATTATTGCTCCACGCATCCTATTCCCAAAATGCTGATGATTCGGTTTCTTCATATCCTTCAATCATTGAATCCTGCCTGGAAGTCTCTACACCGTGTAATTCGATGTTGAGTTCCAATTCTCCGGTATGCCAATTACGATGGAAATAAAAATCTGTAATATCTTGGTCTTTACAATTATTAATGATTTTTATTAAGTCTTCCTTTAACATCACTCATACTTCGAAAGAATGTTCAGCACCCTTTCAAACTCCTTTGATCTTTCATCTTTGTTCTTCCAGTCCAGTTCAGTCCCACAATACGGACAATTTTTATATTCTTCTATGATTCCATGCTGACATTCAGGACATTGATAGTCCCTCATTTGTGTTCCATCATGCATCATGCAGGAAACCAATTCCGGGCTCCCCACCTTAACAAGTTTTAATTTTCTCACTATTATTCCTCCTTAAATTTTAAGTTATGATCCTCTTACACACCAAGCAAGTCCAAGATAATTTCTTTTAGTTCTCTTTCTGTGTATTTATCTTCACATTCCTTTTCGCTAAGCCATTCTCCGTAATAGTCACTGAAAATGGCCGCAGCCTCCCGCGGTGAAAAATCTATTGTCCAATTATCCATAAATACCTCCTTAAAATTCTAAATTTCAGTTTGTCTCAGTAACTTTTCAGCCTGTTTGATAGCTTTCCTCACATTTTCCGGCTTATCAACCCAATCGCCGGAATAACCTTTTGCCTGTTTAGTAAAGCCTTCTAATAGTTCCTTTTGTATCCTTACCGGACAGTTTACAAAAGCCTTTTCTACGTCATCTGCACATGACGCTTGATATATATTAGACCATAAGTAGCATATTAATTGCCCCAATTCTGCTTTTTTCATACCTGCTCCTTCCAGTGCTGTTAAATGTTAATCTTGTAGCATATCTAGTGGAAAATAATATACCCTTCCGTTTGCAAGAGCAATAAATACCATACGACCGTATGGACTATCTTTTATATCAATTACAAATCCAGCATGGCCATTTATGCATTCTGCAAAATCCCCTATTTCTGGTTCTGCCTGATGCTCCCATTTTTCACAGGAATCCTTCATACTACTTGCATGTGCCGCACACTTTCGTTTTTCATCCATTTTTACACCTCTGACTTAGTTTCTGCCCACAGCTGATCCAAGTACCACCTTGACTTTTCCAGATCCTCTGTTGCCTTTCCTTTCTTGTCATACCGCCACAAATATTTCATTGCATTCCCCTTTAGGAATCCGCAAAATTCGGCGTGCGACATGCTTGCCTTTAGTGCATCTATACATTCAATTTCCCCGCTTGTGTAATGTGCAGGGTGATCGACCAAATTATTTACTTCTTTCATTTTCCCTCCTTCCTGCCCGCCGAAGCGGGCTGTAAAACAGGATGCCTACTGGTTATTTGTTACAAATGTGATATATATAGACCCAACACGGGTAAATACCTACTTTGCCCAGGTGACGTATGCGGCGGATGACGATGGATATACTGTCCTAAGCAAGTTGCCGTTCCTGTCTCTGTACTTCCGCTCACGGAAGATGCTTGGCCTTGCCTCTTCCTTCTCCATTTTCTTTTCCTCGTCTATTTCTTTCTCTTTGCGTGCAAAATAATCTTCTATCCACTCATTTATGAGCCAGATGGAAACGCCATATTCCCTGGCGATCTCCTTCTTTGTCTTGCCATGGACATACTCCAGTGCAGCTTTTTCCTTCTGCTCTTCCGTAAAAAGAGTATTATGTTTCTCTTGCCGCCCGGAGTAATACGCCGTAGTCCAGGTGAATACAGTGCTTTTTGCAATTCCATATTTCTCTGCAACTTCTCTCTCGGACATACCATTTTCTTTGCGTTCCTTTACGACTTGCTCCTTAAAAGCATCTGTGTACCTCTTTCTATTCATCTTTTTTATCCTCCATGATCCACTTTATATCACGGTAATCGAAATGATGAACTTCTTGTTTGAATATACAGGCCACACCCAGCAGGCAAAATTCTGCGAATCGAAAGAGAGTTTGTAATAGCTCTTTCTCTTCCTCGTTACACATGATCCTAATCACTTTCTGCCACCACCCTGTATGTCCCGGCACTGGCCCCGGTTTCCTTGTCAAAGACACGTTTCCCGGTCTTCTCGATCAACCCACGCTCCTCTAAGCCTTTTAACCGGGGTGCAACGGACTGCCGCTCCTTGCTGTAATGTATCCCCGCTAGACACATACCTATTGCGATCTGATGTGCTGTCAAGTCCTGCCCCTGCTCCTTAAGCCACGCATAAATCCGGTTCTCCATGCTTCTCTTGTCTCCGGCACTTAAACCTGCTCTACGGCACTCTTTCGCCGTCTTCTCTGCAAAATATTTCTTTGTACTTTCCGGCAAGTCCTCCGGAATCGGCCGACTTTTTTTCTTCGGCTTCGGTTCCGGCGGCTCCTTACAGCCGATATCCTCAAAAAATCCTATCTGCTCCATGCTCTAACCTCCCATCTGACGTTCAAAGAGCTGCTTTTCCAGCTCGTCATAGTTGTAGTCACGTTCTTCAAAATTGTGGAACTGGTTATTTTTCGGCTTCTGTGCAATCACGGCTGGTTTTTCGTAGTTCTCGTCCAGGTAATCTATATACCCGCTATTGAAGAACGTGCTGCCATTTTGTGTCTTTTTCCATGTCTGCTGTTCTAATTCCTCGATGTACCTCGCCATAGCCCGTTGCATTTCCTCCTCACCAATCTCGGCGATCTTTCGTTTCTTTGCATCGGACACCTGGCCTTTTCCCCGTTTGTTCGGGTATGCTTTCCACAGGCGTTCAAACAGTGCATTGGCGTCAGCCTTGCACATTGTTTTATTTATATCTTTCTTAACTTCTTTACTTTCTTTAGTTGTTGTTATTTGAATGTTATCTGCTTGTTGTTTGCTTGTTACTGGCTCGTTATTTTGCTTGTTACTTCCTTGGTACAAATCGTAGTTATTTACGATAAATACGGTGTTTTTGTTACTGCTTTTGCTTGTTATCTCGCCTGTTGATCTTAGCTTTTTTATAGCCGTTCTGACCTGCATTACAGATAACCCTGTTTCGGTTGCCAGCTTTTCATAAGAGGATACGATCGACCCACGTTTAATCTCCTGCCCCTTCCATTTCTTATCTGTCCAGTTCACAGTAATTAAAAGATGAAGAAACACCCGGCTTACGTTTATGTCGTCGTACCACTCCCATTCGGTGAACTTCCGGAACAGTTTAATAAACGTTTCGATAATATCACTCTCCCATCAGTTCCTTTCCTGCTGACCACTCCCTGTATAACTCTATCCAGTCCGCTAAGGTCATTGTTACTTTCCAATCTTCATAGTTCTTTCTATGCATCACGCATGGTATCTCGCCTTCTATGGCATCACTCCGGGCCTGAGCCATTGCAGCAGCAAGGTTGAGCTTTTCCACCCTCTTGCATTCGATATGTACGTACGGCAGACCGATCACATCGGCGTCACCGTTGGCACCGCAGTATTGCTGACCCCTGCGGGTGTCATATCCATGCTCCCGGAGGACTCTGGAAAGTTCCAATTCCCCGGCTTTTCCTTTTGCTCTACTGTTAATAGGCATACTTTCCAAACTCCCTTCTAAAGTCCTCTCTGGATCCATAATGCTTTTCATAATATTTTTGCGATTGGACTTTGAGGAACTCATCTATCTTCTCCGTTTCTCTTGTCCTCTTGAAATGGACTCCATTCGGATGCAGGTCCGGCCGGAGAGGGACGACAAAACCATATTCCTCTGACAGCTTTCTGTTTGCTCCGCCGAAGATATGGTGGCGTTCCACCGGGGCAGTCCCGGTAAAGTAGCAATGGTCCATATCTTCTGTAAATACACTTTTAAGCCTTTTCAAACTTCATCCCCCACCTTTCTTCCATCTCCCGGATTTCTTCCGGTGTTTTGGTCTCTATGCCTAGTGCCTTGGCCTCTTCCACGGTTCCATCTATCAGACGGGACATCTCTTTTGTGTTGTAGGTATGCGATCCTCTCATGACCAAGTTGACTCTGAATACCTTCCCTGCGCTGTTCATATGTGTTTCTGCCGTAGGCTGCAAATGGATAAATGCCACATCATATGCGTTTATATCGTCATCGAGCGGAAGAGTCACAATATGTCCATTCACATGTTCAAACGCTCCATACTCAGAAATCATCTTATTCTTTACATAGATGTTACTTTGCCCGGTAACGTCTGCGATTTTTCCGACAAGCTCATGAAAATATCTGTTTGCATTGAGGCTCCGTTTAGATCTGTATTGTACGATGTTTACAGACAGCTTATCTTTGTCTTTTAGACGGTCATATTCTGCCCGCACATCTTCGTTCACTTCAATCTCGATTTTCTGGCGACCTGACGCATAGTCTATTGCCAGGCCGCCTAATTTTCCAGTACATTCCATATGTTACTTCCTTTTATGCACAATCTGTATAAACTCTTTATGCTGGAACTCTGTCATATCCTCAATTCTTGTTAAGTTGAACCTGTGAAAAACTTCTCCTTTTAAGTCAGGATACTTCTCAAAAATCTTCTCTAAAGAGTTAATCTTTGTCTGGTCAATTTTCTGGTTCCCTATCTGTTCCGTTTTTTGGTCATCTTTTTGTTTTTCTGCTCTGGATTTCCTCTCATTCCGACTTTCATCGGTATCCGCATCTTTCATATCATCAATACAGAAAAGGCCGTTTAAGGCGTATTTTCTTGCATAGCTGGATGCCGTTCCGGTAATCTGGCTAGCATCCATGCCTTTCTTACTTCCTTCCTCCCTGGCAAATCCTCTTCCTGCGACTTCTTCCCCTGTCTCCAGGTCAATCAATCTCGGAATCGCAATGATGTAGTTTTCTCCTGATTCCATGTGCCTTACATCATCTTCGACATAGAGAACGCAATTATTTTTTATTGCCAATGGCTTCGCCGCCTCCAAAATGTCTTCACAACTTCTATAATGATATTTCCCGAAAGAATTATATTGATTTTTTGGTACTTTCAGTTCATTTTGTATTGTGGCAAGCTTCTCATAAATACTCATGTCATGCCCTCCTTAAAAAATGGATCTCCCGGTTTATATGCTGCTGTGTCATATCCTCAATGGATTCCATCTCCTCATCATCTTCATAGTGATGCCATCCCTGTTCCCAGCGGTAAAACCAGTCCAGGAAAGCATCTTCCATTAATGCATCTCCGGTTTCCACGGATTCCAGAGCGTACTCAAACGCCTCACTCTCCGGTATCCGTTTCCCGTCTTTTTCATAAAATCCCATGCTTGCCCTCCTTTTTAAGAAGGGTAAGCAGTAGATCTCGACACTCTCCAAATTTCTCTTTTTCTAAGCATTCATTAAAATGAAATTGATAAGAATGCGTCGGGCTTGCACCATTTCCCCAGCCATTAACGAAAATATCAATATCCAAGATTGGTATATGCCCATAAAATTTAAAAAATATTGTCGGTCCTTTTTCGCCTTTCCATTCTATACATCGTTCTTCTATTGCCCCGTCTTCCCCTCTCTGCAACTCCATGCAAAGCTGGATAAGGTATAAATATTTATCATTCACCATTTTCAAAAACCTCCGTTTGTGCTACAATGCATATATAGGTATATATATTTTTAGTGTTTGCCCTTGGAAGTGCCAGCTTCCGGGGCTTTTTGTTTTTCTAAACGCTCCAATCCCTTCATGATCCCTCTTAAAACATACTTTTATTGTGCGTATGGAATCGGAATCTCCTCCCGGAGTGCTGCAAGCATTACCTGCGCATCTTTTTTATCTGCCATTTATCTCACCTTCTTTCTATTGTTTTCTTTCCATATATCTCCTATAATTTAAGTACAGGTATTATTTACCAAGTACATAAAAGGAGGTGTTACATGAACAGAACTGCTGTTTCATCTAGTCGTATCAGTAGTGTTGGCTGGGAAAACTCCACACTGGAAGTGCAATTCCATAATGGAGCAATCTACCAATACTACGGCGTGTCATATGATGAGTATCGAAATTTTATGAGTTCCAGCTCTTTAGGTTCCGAATTGTCACGGTTAGATAAGCGCCATAGATACGCTAGGATTGTTTAGTGTTTGATGGGATAAAAGCCTGGTCTTGTACCACTTTTATTCCATCCTCTTTTATAATCAAAGATACATATGGCATTTTGTTATCTTTTAAATACTCAACAGCTTTTTCACATGCCTTTTCAATTTTCTTAATTTCTTCTTCGTTCAAATTTCACTCCTCCTTACAATTTTCGTTTCCAGGCTACCCCTGCTACCCAGCAACTCACAGCCAGCCAAGCATGCCCTTTCAGAGCCAGCAGACAGCCAGCGAAGTTGATTGCTGTTGCCATGTAGTGTTCTGCTTTACTCATCGCATCCCTCCTTTTTCGGTTGATATAAGATCCCTGTCACTTCCCAGAGGAGTTTCGGGCTAATGTAATAGCTCATTTTTCCGGTTTTCGCCGATGGTTTTGCATACCCGATGGGCAGCCATCCCTGTTCGATCCCGGCCCGAATAAACTCCTGCCGCTTATGCATTACAGATGCAACGAATGCAACAGGTACGTTGCAGGCCGGGAACTTTGGCATGTTTATATAGGATGTAAGTAGCCGTAATGCTTGTTTATTGCTCACATTTATCACCTCATTTCGCTTGTAAATATTTCCTTTTCTCCTTATAATTTAAATACAGGTGTTGCAGCACCGAGTACAAAGGAAGGAGAAAAAACATTTGAAAACATTTGATGAATTTTGGTCTACGATCAGCGAGGACGAAATATCCAAAATCGCTGATATTGCAGGTGACCGTGCAAAGTGCGTTCAAACGGAGGACCCCCAAAAAATGTTGGGCACTCAAATTGGCGTTATTAGCGCAATGATGACGATGCAACTGCTTGAGCGTTACCATGAATGGCTCTCAGGGCAACTTTAGCAACCTCTTTTCCATCAACAGACATGGGATTCACAGAAAAGTCTTTGGTTCTGCATTTTCTTTCTTCAATGCAAAATTCAAACGATTCCGCTTTTTTTAATGAATCTCTAATTTGATAAGCCGCACTCTCAATGATAGCTTTTGACGGTGTGGCTTTTTCGAGTTCATTTTCCAGCATTAAAAAATTAAATCTGGCATTTCCAATGAGATATTCAAGCACACTGATATTGGTAATCCTTTCGTGTATATATACGGTTTCTTCTGACTTGTTAAATTCTCTTTCTACCTTCCTTAGTGCGCCAGCCAAAGCCTTTTTGACCTCACACCCTTTTTCTGCTTCTTCTATTTGCTGTATTTCATTTTGTAGATTCATTTTCTATACCGCCTACCTTTTATTTATAAAGACATCTGCGCATTGCAGCCATCAATCATCCATCTTGTTCCCTGGCTCGGACTCCACGATCTAACAAAAGCAATCACCTCGTCAAATCTCTTTTTTGGAACATTGTTTCTACTATTTACGGTGAATTTTTCTTGAATATCATGATTGATCTCAGAAAATACCTTTTTGCTCACTTCCTTGTAAGCATTTGATTCTTTTCCACCCAATGCCTTGACTACGACTTTGTTTACTTCATTTTTTAAAGTCTGTTGCTGTCCGTAATCAATCACCATGTTATTTTCAAGATCTGTCACTCTTCCATCAATCTTTACAATTTTTTCATCATGCATTAAAATCGCTTTCATTTCTGTTGAGTAATTCTTCATTTCATAGGAGCCTGTTTTACGGAGAGATGGGAGGACTTCGCTTGTCACCCAATGTTTAAACTTCTTCGCTGATTCCAATTTGCTTCCGAAGATCAGAGCATATAAACCGGACTCATTTATAACAGTCATTCCTCTTGGAGAATCAAAACTGTTATTTTGGCAGTTTTGCTTATCTTCTAGGTCTACATGCTTTTTTAGTGCCCCAAAATAATCAGCGTATCCGAGTGCAGTTGCCACATCTTTTCCTACAAACCAAGGTTCGTTGTTAATAGTTACTGTTCGCATCTGCCCGAACTCAGCATTTTCAAAAATCATTAATTCTTTCATATTTCACCACCCGACTTTATTTGCATTGATCAACAAGAACATCAGTTCTATTATTGTTTTGTTGTTTCTTCCTCAAGAAAATACTCAAGAGGAACACCAAAGTAATCTGATAGTTTTTTTAATTTATCAACTTTTGGATTGCTGATACCTCTTTTCCAGTCAGATAAAACTGATTGGGCTATTCCAGTGTCTTTAGAAACTCTGTACGCCGTTTTGTTGGTTTTTTCTAACAAGGTGGAAAAATTTTTGTACAATATTAACACCGCCTTTCCGTTGTATATACTTCGTAAATATGATATACTTTGTTTGTCGAACGAAGTATATCAATTTTAAATTGCATTTCATTTACAAAGCGTATTTATTTTTTAGTTCGTACTTTCGTAGTACATTTGTAGTATACCAATCGATTATACGAAAGTCAACAAAAAATTAATGCGTTTTTGCGAAGTAATGCCGTTTTTGTGAAAGGTGAACAAAAATGTATGAAATATTTGAACAACTTTTAAGCTCATTTAATATCTCGGCCTACAAATTTTGTAAAGACACAGGTGTGTCACAATCCACTATTAGCACATGGAAGAGGAAAAAAAATTTAATTAATGGTGATACTGCAAAAGTTATAGCTGATTATTTTAATGTGTCGCTTGAATATCTAATGACAGGTAAGGAGAAAGAAGGTGGAGAAACATACTACATTAATGAAGAAACTCGCGAAATTGCACAAGATATTTTTGAGAACAAAGAACTCCGTATGCTCTTTGACGTGGCAAAGGATTCTACACCAGAAAGATTAAAAGCATATTACAACATGATTAGAGAATTAGAACGTCAAGAAAAAGGAGAAGATTAACAAAAGGAAGTGTTTTAAATGGCAGAAGATTTACTAGAGATAAACGTGGTCCTTAGAGATAACCCATTTGGTGTTAAAGGAAGCATTCACAGAAATGAGGATGGGTCATATACGATTTTTATAAATGCGCACCTTAATCGGGAGCAGCAGCAAAAAGTGTATGAACATGAGGTGTGGCATATTTTAAACCAAGATTTCGATAAGGACGACTGTGATAAGATTGAATGCGAAGCTCATGATTTTGAGATTTCCTCAGAATTATGCCCTGTATTCTGAAAGCCATAAATACACTTAATAATAATGAGGGATGTAGCTTATAAATTTCACAACAAGGAGAACAACAATGAAAAAAATATTTACTACCATATTAGTTATAACATTTTCTCTGGTCCTAGTTGGTTGTAGTGCGTCTCACAAAAAACCAGATTATTTAACGGATCAGCAATACGAAGCAGCTCTAAAAGTTGTTGAAACATTTGATAAATACTTAGATTCAGATCTGACCGCAGAAGAAGCAAGCGAAGAGATATCTTACATAAGCGATACTTGGGACAATATGGAGTCTAAGGAAGACGGAGATGCTGATGCTTTCGGCTTAGGATTGACAATATCAGAACTCGCTCAAGATTTATCCATTGGGAGTTCTTCTGATAAAAGTATGACAAAAATAAGAGATGAAATTGCAAAGAAAATAAATGAAGACCAAAGATAATGCTATGAAAGAAGTTAAAAATAAATTAGCGGGGAAATCAATATGAAAATAGGAATAAGAAAGCCAAATATCAAAAGTAGAGTAAAAGCTAGAACTACCGGAAAAGTAAAAAGGAAAGCCAAAAAGGCAATGAATCCGTTATACGGAAAGAAGGGAATGGGACTTGTTAATAATCCTAAAAAAGCAGCTTATAATAAAGTTTACAACAAAACAACAACAGGTGCAGTTGAATTAATTAAAAATAACCACAAATCAGCTAATTCAGACGCTATCCATTCTAAAGTCTTGAACGAACCCACTCTTAAACAAATGGATACCTCGCAAAATGAAAGTTGTTTTTATGACAAAAGGTTTTTATTAATACAAAATGAATATTACAGAGGATTAGAAAAAGTTGAAAATCAGTGGTCTGTACTATACAATTTAAAATCTTATAATGATGATAGTGCTACTAAATATATTAAACTATGTATTTCAAATATCGAACAATTTATAAAAATGGATAACTCAGGAAAAAAATACAATGATTATGATGCGCCACTCGCTGTTCCAGCCTACAAAAGACTATCTATGCTTTATGAAAAGCAAGGAAAATACAAGGAAGCTTTTGAAATATGCATAGAAGCTATTCAATCAGGAGTTGAACAAGATGGGACAAAGGCAGGATTTAAAGGACGTGCAGCACGTATGTTGAGAAAAGCTGGAATATCACCAGAGAATGAAATAATGAATCTTTTGACCTAATAAAAACCGCCCGGCTGCAACCGGACGGCAACTACATAACTCCGAAGAGATACGCTAACTCGTAAATATTGTATCATCTTCGGGCAGCTGTCACAAGAAGAACATCAGTTCCTTGATGGCTGTTATTTTTGTACCCATTTTGTGTAAGGAGGATGATAGAATGGCACTCACGACTTGCCCGGAATGCGCCGGGAAGGTATCTGACCGGGCGGAAACTTGCCCACACTGCGGATACCCTCTAAAGAAAACACCACGGAAAAAGCCGAAACCGAACCGCAGGCGTAAATTGCCGAACGGTTTTGGCAGCATAACAGAAATACGTCACACAGATCTGAAAAATCCTTTTTACGCTAGAGCCAACTGCGGAAAAGACAGATACAATAGACCGATCCTAAAGCCTCTCAAGCCGGAGGCGTATTTTCCTACCTATGAGGATGCCATGGAGGCTCTTATTAAGTATAACAAGGGCAAGGTGGACTTATCTAAGGATATGACCGTAGAGACCTTATACAGGCTCTGGTTTGCGGAATATGAGCAAGAGGTGGAGCCCGTAACTGCCAGAGGGGCAAAGAGTGCATTTTCTTACTGCCGGTCCATTTATAAGAAGTCTGTGCAATCTCTCCGTATTGTGGACATAAAGAATTGTATCGAAAATGGAATGGCAATAGAGACAAGAGGAAAAAACAAGGGAAATCCTAAAGAGGCATCTGCAAAAACAAAGATAAACATGAAATCTACGCTTTCTATGATGCTGGACTATGCAAAAGAAATGGAGATCGTAGACAGGAATTGTGCCAGGGAGTGTAATCTGTCCAAGCCGACTGTGAAAGATGCGGCGAAAGCAGAAAACCCACACTTCTCTTTCTCTGCTGCCGAACGCAAAACTCTTTGGCAAAATCGGGACAAGGAGAACGTGGACCTACTCATAATTTCTTGTTATTCTGGTTGGCGGCCCAACGAATTATGTGAGCTTGCCTTAGAGGACATAGACCTTAACAATAACCGCATGAAAGGCGGCAGCAAGACAGACGCAGGAATAGACCGGTATGTCCCGATCCACCCAGGGATAAAACCGCTTCTTATTGCTAGGTACCAGCAGGCACAGGAACTTGGCAGCGACCGATTAATTAATGTGGTCTCTCGTGGTAAGATACGTCCGATTACATACGCAATCTATTCAACCCGGTTTCACAAAATTATTAATGATCTGGGCCTTGATAAAAAGCACCGTCCGCACGATACCCGGGATACGTTCGCCACTGTTGCGAAAGAGGCAGACGTAGACGAATATGCCCTGAAATATATAATCGGGCACTCCATTACGGACATAACTGAGCGGATCTACACGGACCGGAAACCGGAGTGGTATTATAAAGAGATGTGTAAAATTGTTGTCGACAAATACTCGACAAATTAA